CCTTTTTGTGCAAAATCGCGAAATTCCAAAGGGGGGTATATGGTCGAGAGCGCGACATCGCGTACCGACTACCCAAACACAAGAAAAAGCATCGGAGGAAACACTGAGTGCAGATTGCTGAACAGAAAAAGCTGCCGGTCGACATCCTGAAACCAGCGGAATACAATCCGCGAAAGAAACTGAAGCCGGGAGACAAAGAATACGAGAAAATCAAGGCGTCCATTGAAGAGTTTGGATTTGTCGATCCGCTGGTTGTGAATGCAGACATGACCATCATCGGCGGACACCAACGACTTGCGGTAGCCATCGAGCTGGGCCTGAAAGAAGTCCCGTGCGCGGTGGTAAATTTCGACAAAACTCGCGAGAAAGCTCTTAATATTGCTCTTAATAACATCCAGGGAGAGTGGGATGAAAAGCTTCTTGCAGACTTGCTTCTGGACATTCAGAACTCGGACTTTGATGTGGAAATCACAGGATTTGAGCCGCCTGATATTGAAACACTTTTTAACAAAGTACACTCGAAGGAAGTAAACGAAGACGACTTCGACGTCAAAGGTGAGCTGAAAAAACCGGTCTTTTCTAAGCCTGGTGATCTATGGATCCTTGGACGGCATAAAGTAGTCTGCGGAGATTCTACCACAAAAGAAGTATACGAAAGGGTACTGGGGGGGGTGAAAGCTAACTTAATCCTTACAGACCCACCTTATAATGTTAATGTGGAAGAGACAGCCGGAAAAATCATGAATGACAATATGGCGGATGAGGATTTTTATAATTTTATTCTTTCTGCATATCAGTGCATGCATGAAAACCTTGCAGACGATGGTAGCATTTACGTCTGGCACGCAGACACAGAGGGCCTGAATTTTAGGAAGGCATTCAAAGAGGCAGGGTTTTATCTCTCAGGCGTATGTATTTGGAAAAAGAACACGCTGGTGCTTGGCAGGAGTCCATATCAGTGGATCCATGAACCATGCCTGTATGGTTGGAAAGAGAAAACGGTGGTACTCGGAATCAGCCCGTATCAGTGCATACACGAGCCGTGTCTCTTCGGATGGAAAAAGAACGGAAAGCATAAGTGGTACCACGACAGGAAACAAACGACAGTATGGGAATACGATAAGCCGACATCGTCAAAGGACCATCCAACGATGAAACCTGTGATGTTGATGAGCTACCCGATCAGAAACAGCACCATGACAAACGGGATCGTGCTTGATCCATTTCTTGGGAGCGGGTCGACACTTATCGCATGCTGTGAAACAAACAGAGTATGCCGTGGAATCGAGCTGGATCCGAAATTTGTGGATGTAATCGTAAAGCGGTACATGACATGGTGTTCTGAAAACGGAACATCATCGGATGTAGATGTATATGTAATTCGCGATGGGCAAAAGTTGAAATATGAGGAGGTGTCGACTGCATAAATGAGTAGTAACGCAGGACGAAGACCGAAACCGACACAGCTGAAAGTGCTGGAAGGGAATCCAGGAAAGCGACAGTTAAATGATCGCGAACCGAAACCTGAAAAAAAAGCTCCGAGGTGTCCAGCATGGCTGGAGCCCGAAGCGAAAAAAGAGTGGCGGCGGCTCGCAAAAAAGATGGAGCGGCTCGGGATCCTGACAGAAATCGATATGGCTGCGTTTGCAGGATATTGTCAGGCTTACGCGAGATGGAAAGAGGCGGAAGAGTTTGTCACCCAGCACGGAATGATCGTAAAGACACCGTCCGGATACTGGCAGCAAGTCCCGCAGGTATCGATCGCACAGACATACCTAAAAACAATGAACAGGCTCGCTTCTGAATTTGGGCTCACACCGGCCTCAAGGTCGCGGATCATCGCGGACAGTGATGGGAAAGACACAGAAGACGAACTGGAAGTATTGCTCGGCGGGAGGTGAGTGTTATAGCACGAAAAAGACCTTCAAATATACCAAAATTAAAAGACTATCAGCCTACAAGGTTTATGCTTCCAACGTCGCATTATGATCAGAAAAAAGCGGACCGGGCTGTTACTTTTATCGAGAACTTAAAGCATACGAAGGGAAAGTGGGATGGAAAACCTTTCTGGCTCCTCCCATGGCAAGAACAGATCATCCGAGACATCTTCGGGATCGTGGATGAGGATGGACATCGACAGTTCAGGACAGCTTACGTCGAGATAGGAAAGAAAAACGGAAAGAGTGAACTGGCCGCTGCGGTAGCGTTATACCTGTTATATGCAGATAACGAACCTTCTGCAGAGGTCTACGGGGCCGCGGCTGACCGACAGCAGGCGTCAATCGTCTTTGATGTTGCGCGGAGGATGGTAGAAAAAGCGCCTGCACTGTATAAGCGATCAAAAATAGCGACAGCGACAAAAAGAATAGTCAACTACAGCAATGCAGGATTTTATCAAGTTCTCTCTGCAGAGGTCGGAACAAAGCACGGATTGAACGTGAGCGGACTGGTCCTGGACGAAGTTCATGCCCAGCCGAACCGGAAACTCTATGATGTCCTCACCAAAGGGTCAGGGGATGCCAGGGAACAACCGCTGTATTTTCTGATTACCACGGCAGGAACGGACAGGGAATCTATTTGTTACGAACTGCACCAAAAAGCGATGGATCTAATGTCTGACAGGAAGATCGACCCGACTTTTTATCCGGTCGTATACGGCCTGTCGGATGAGGATGACTGGCACGACGAAGCAAACTGGTATAAAGCGAATCCGTCTCTTGGACAGACAATCCAGATAGACCGAGTACGGGATATGTACAGAGAAGCGCTCGACAATCCAGCAGAGGAAAACGTATTTAAACAGCTCAGGCTGAATATGTGGGTATCCTCTCTGACAAGGTTTATTCCGGAGCAGATATTTGATCTGGGGAATGATCCGGTTGTTATGCAAGACCTTATAGGGCGTGAGTGTTATGGTGGGCTGGATTTATCCAGTACTGACGATATAACAGCTTTTGTACTGGTATTCCCACCTCGAACCGAGGATGAGAAGTATATCCTCCTCCCGTATTTTTGGATCCCGGAGGATACAATTCCGGTCAGAGTCAGAAGGGCCTCCGTCCCGTATGATGTATGGCGTCAGCAGGGATACATAAATGCGACAGAGGGGAACGTGATCCACTATGGATTCATTGAAAAATTCATAGAGCGGCTTGGTGAGAAATACCACATCATGAATATAGCATTCGATAGATGGGGCGCAACTCAAATGACGCAGGACCTGGAAGGAATGGGGTTTACAGTCGTCCCTTTCGGGCAGGGCTATGCGAGTATGTCCCCTCCGACAAAAGAGTTTTACAAGCTAATGATGGAGGGACGGATCGTCCATGGAGGAAATCCAGTGCTCAGGTGGATGGCTGGCAACGTTGTTGTTGATACGGACCCGGCTGGAAATATCAAATGCACAAAAGCGAAATCTGCAGAAAAAATAGACGGAATTGTGGCGGCGATTATGGCGCTAGACCAATGCATCCGTCATCAGGTAGAGCCACAGGGCAGCGTATATGATGAGCGCGGCCTTTTTGTTTTTTGAGGTAAAAAATGGGTATTTTAAGTACACTTTTCAGAAGCAGGGATAAGCCGACAAATATTACTGCAGGTAGCGGATACAGCTTTTTCATGGGCATGAGCAACAGCGGAAAATTTGTCACGGAACGGTCTGCCATGCAGATGACAGCCGTCTATAGTTGTGTACGAATTCTGTCAGAGGCACTGGCCAGTCTTCCGCTGCAGTTTTACCACTACACCGAAGGCGGAGGAAAAGAAAAGGCCGTTGATAAGCCGCTTTATACCTTGCTCCACGACGAACCGAATCCGGAAATGACATCTTTTATATTCCGGGAAACATTGATGACGCATCTGCTTCTCTGGGGAAATGCCTACTCTCAAATTATCAGAAACGGAAAAGGAGAGGTTGTAGCGCTTTATCCACTGATGCCGGACAGGATGAAAGTAGACAGAGACGAAAGCGGTCGCCTTTACTATGAGTACACCGTTTATGAATCGGACGATGTGAGCGGGCGTAAAGGGACAAACAAGGTCGGTAGAGTAGTAAAGTTAAAACCGTATGACGTACTGCATGTCCCTGGTCTTGGGTTTGACGGGCTGGTCGGATATAGTCCGATAGCGATGGCGAAAAATGCTATTGGCCTTGCAATTGCGGCGGAGGAATATGGTAGCACTTTCTTTGCGAATGGTGCTCAGCCGTCTGGTGTGCTTGAGCACCCAGGGACACTGCAGGATCCCGCAAAGATCCGTGACAGCTGGCAAAGTACCTTTGGAGGTTCTGGCAATGCAAACAAGATAGCGGTTTTGGAAGAGGGGATGAAATATGCTCCGATCTCCATCCCGCCTGATCAGGCGCAATTTTTAGAAACTCGAAAGTTTCAGATTGATGAGATTGCTAGGATTTTTAGGGTGCCTCCACACATGGTCGGGGATCTGGAAAAATCAAGCTTCTCGAACATTGAGCAGCAGTCGCTCGAGTTTGTAAAATACACGCTGGACCCGTGGGTGTGCCGATGGGAACAGGCGATGACAAAAGCGCTTCTTTCGCCGGAGGAAAAGAAAAGCTACTTTCTCAAATTTAACGTCGATGGCCTCCTGAGAGGAGACTACGAGAGCAGAATGCGAGGATACGCGACAGCAAGACAGAATGGATGGATGAGCGCAAACGACATACGGGAACTCGAAAATCTCGATCGAATCCCGGATGAGCAGGGCGGCAATCTGTATCTAATCAACGGAAACATGACTAAACTTAATGATGCGGGAGTTTATGCAGCTTCAACGAATAGCATGGAGTAAGGAGGAGAATATGAAAAAATTCTGGAAATGGATGGACCGAAAGATCCGCGATCAGTCCGGAGAAGAAAAGCAGGAAAGTGTGCTTTTCATGAATGGTGT